TGTACGGGCGACAGACCGGCGGATGGGCCAATCTCGGATTGATCTTCGCCACGCTCGACTCGCCGGTCCTGACCGGAGACCCGCGTGCGCCAACTCCGCCGACGACGGATAACGATACGTCGATTGCGACGACCGCCTACGTCAAAGCGAATCTCGCGAACTATCAACCGCTCGATCCGGATCTCACGAGCATCGCCGGATATAACGGCGTCGGCGGATGGCTCTATCGCTCCGCGGCGGATACGTGGTCGCCAGTCGCCATCGGGAGCGGCTTGACCTTCGTCAACGGAACGCTGGCGGCAATCGAAAGCGCGACGTCGGAATACAAATTCAGCACGTCGACGTCGCCTCCTCCGGCGACCGGATATATCCGCACCAACAATGCGAGCGCAACTGCCGCGACGATCCTCTACATTCACAAGACCACGAATGCCGGGACCGATCTCGCGCGCTTCCTGGAGGACCTCGACGTCGGCTCGCAAATCTATGTCCAGGACAAGGACACGTCCGCATCGTTCGCGAAATTCGACGTCACCGGACCGGCGGTCGATCAGACCAGTTACTTTCAAGTCCCGGTCTCGAATACCGAGGTCGGCGGCACCGCGCTATCGAACAACACGACGGTCCTCCTCTATCTCACGCGCGGCGGCGCGGGCGGCGCTGGCGGCGGAGGGATCGCCGACGCGCCGGTCGACGGCGTGCGCTACGTCCGCCAGAATGCCGGATGGGTCAGCGGCGATGCGGCCTATGCATCGCTGGCCTCGCCGATCTTCACTGGAGATCCTCGAGCTCCTACGCCAGCGACGGCGGACAATGACACGTCCATCGCGACAACCGCATTCGTCAAGGCGCAAGGCTATGTCACCGGCGGTCCATATCAGCCGCAGGACAGTGAGCTCACCGCGCTCGCGGGCCTGACCTCCGCGGCGGATCGGCTCCCCTATTTCAACGGGGCCGGGACCGCGGCGCTCGCGACCTTCACGACGTTCGGCCGGTCACTGGTCGACGATGCCGACGCGGGCACGGCGCAGACGACGCTCGGGATCTCGACCTTCGTCAAAACGATCCTGGACGATGCCGACGCCGCGGCGGTCCGCACGACCATCGGCGCACAAGCGGCCGGGAACTATCAACCCCTGGACGGCGATCTCACCGCGCTCGCGGCGCTCACCGGGACGAATACGATCTACTACCGGTCCGGGACCGACGCATGGTCGAGCGTGACTATCGGGACCGGTCTCACGTTCTCGTCGGGGACGCTCTCGGCGACGGGCGGCGGCGGCGGAATTCCAGAACCAGGAGCGGATGGATTCTACGGGCGCAACATGGCGTCCGGGACGGGGTCATGGGTCTCGGCGGTCAAAAAGGCCGGCGACACGATGACCGGCGCGCTCGCGGTCACCCTCGACAGCGGCGTGACGACGGCAACCGTCACGACGGCGGCGAGTCAAGCGCGCTTCATGGCGGGCGGGACGGCGGCCGACGTCGGCGTGTTCATGACGGCCAAGGGCAGTTCGGGAATCTATCTCTACAACGCCAGTTTCGCGCGCTCGGTCGCGCAATTCCTAAGCGCCGCGGGGAGCGATACCAGTTTTTGCGTTACGGCGTTCACTGGTTATACGCAACTCACCGCGGCACCAGCGGGCAAGCGGATCGATCTTCAAGGGACGTCCGCCGCGGACAACGCGCCCGCGGGCTTTGTCGGGGAATATCTGGAGACGCGGACAGCTAATGGATCGGCGTTCCCCGCGACGACATGGGCCAATGCGACGACGCTGGTATTGACCCCGGGTGATTGGGACGTCTGGGGTTTCGTCTCCTTCACCGGTCTCGTCTCGGGCTATTGCTGTTGCTCCATTTCGCCAACGTCGGGCGCTCCGAACGGCGCGCTTGGAGGGATGGGGCTTTACCATTCCTCGCCCAATGGCGACGGCTATTCGCAAGCGGGGCCGTATCGATTCTCGGTCGCGGCGAATACGACGGTCTATGTTCTCGCCTACACGCAAGCGGCATGTACGCTCGCGGCCTCGCATATCCGCGCACGACGGATCCGATAAGGGAGGGACGCCAATGGCTTTGACCTATGACGAGACCAACGCGCTCATGAAAGACACGGTCTTTCGCGGTCGCGTGTCGGTCGCCTGCATCAACTACGCGCGGTATATCACCGACGAGGCGGCGAACACGCCCGCGCACAACACGCGCTATCGATGGGCGCAATCGACGTTGCAGCAACCGGAGGCCGCGGTGAACCAGGTCATCCCGACAGTCGTGACCGATTCCGCGGTCCAGGACGCGGGCCTCGCCGATGGCACGTCGGCAATCACAGATCAGGATTTGCAAGCCGCGGTCGAGACCGCGGTTAACAAATTGCTCTAGGCGCGGGGCGCGCATCATGGGACAGGGCACGCGCGCGATCTGCGCCTATTGCGGGCTCGAGGCGCAATACGGATTCGAGCGCGTGTCCTACAAGGGCACGATTGAACAACGTACCGTCAACGGCGCGCTCGTCTTCGTTCACTTGCGATGCGAGGGCAATTATCGGATCAAGCAGATCGACGACGCGATTCCATTGCCGACGCCGTATCAATCGGGGGCGACGCGATGACGGATATCAAACTCCGCAATACGACCTTCTATCTCGAAAATACTTTGATGGATTGGGTCCAGATGCCGGATGGGACTCTGTCGGAGGAGGAGGAGCTCGCCACGGCAATCCGTCTCGCGGTCGGGACCGACGCGCTCGCGGGGCCGGATGATTTTCTTCCGTGGGCGGTCGACGACGATAACGACCGCCGCGGATGGTGGGGCGATCACGAGGCCGAGGAGATCTGGAACGGCTGGCCGATCGGTTGCAAGCATTGGCTCCTTCGGCGCGCGAAGATCACCGGCCCGGGCAATTGGGAAGGCGCGACGGTCGTGCGGGCCGAGAGCTATGTCCGCGCCGCGCTCCAGCCGTTCATTGATCGGCGCATCTGTTCCTCGATTGACGTCAAGGCGACGCGCATGGGGAAGGAGCGGATCGACGTCGAGGTCCGCGTCTATCGCGGACCGAAGACCGCCATCGAGCTTCGCTGGCAATATCTCTGGACCGAAATGGCGACGACGAGCGAGGTCTAAGCCGTGCCCTGGACAACTCCCACTCTCCGCCAGGTCCGCGAGATGGTCCGCGATGACGTGACCGCCTCGCTCTATGGCGCGTCGTTCATCGGCAACAATGTCCTTCGCGTCATGTCCGACGCGATGGCGGGCCTCGCGCATTTGACGTTGCGTTTTATCGATTGGCTCTCCCTCCAGCTATTGCCGTTGACCGCGGAGACCGAATGGCTGGACCGCCACGGCGATATCTGGCTCGTCAACGCGGACGGCACCATCGGCCGCAAGATGGCGACCTATGCGGAGGGCTCCGCGAATTTCGTCGGCACGGTTGCGGGGATCATCATCCCGGCCGGGACGACGCTCGAGGGCGGCGCGGTCCGCGTCGGATACGAAACGCTGGAGGAGGCGGTCACAGCGGATAGCGAGGCTCCGGTCCCGATCCGCATCCGCGCGCTCGATCCTGGAGCGGACAGCAATCAGGAGGCGGGGACCGAGCTCACCGTTATCCCGTCACTGGTCAACGTCCAGGGCTTCGCCGAGGTAACGCTCCTCACTGGCGGCACCGATACGGAGAATGACGACGATCTCCGCATGCGCGTTCTCCAGCGCATTCGGCAACCGCCGCACGGAGGAGCCGCGCACGATTATGTGCGATGGGCGCTCGCCGTCCCGGGATGCACGCGCGCATGGTGCGCGCCATTGGAGATGGGGATCGGGACCGTCACCGTGCGCGTCCTTTTCGACGTGTTGCGCGCCGACAATGACGGCTGGCCGCGGGCCGAGGATCTCGAGGCCGTGACGGAATACATCGATACGCAACGGCCGGTCGCCATTAAGGACTTTTGGGTCCTCGCGCCGGTCAAGCAATGGGTCGACGTCAAGATCGCGAACCTCAAGCCAAACGACGAGGACACGAAGGCGGCAATCGAGGCGAGCCTAAAACAAATGTTCTATGAACTCGCCGCGCCAGGTCAAACGATCTTCGCCTCATGGAAGGCGGCCGCGATCATGAACACTCCAGG